GATTAGTTCCTAAAACTCAATAATAATTTTGACACCATAAACTTTTGATTTTACTTGATCGTATTTTATTTCAATTTGATCGGAATCATCTGCTTTACCAGGTCGGTGATCGCCTGTAATTTCCGCACAAAGTTGATCATTCAAATATTTCATACTAATTGGTAAATTATCATGTTTATCAAGAAATTTCTTTGCATATCTAATATAGGTAATTTTGCAAGGAAGGCGAATTAGATGCTTATGTTCTAGCATGGCAAAGAAAATAGCTTTCTTTTGAGCTTTATGCCGCTTGTATTTTTTTTGCCACGGTTCGAAACAGTTAGCTTCACTTACAGTTCGTAATGGAAGAGTTAAAATTACTGTATTATTTTTAAATACAGATCCGAATTCTAAAACTGGCGCGATGTCAATTTTTTTGATAGATTTCGCTGGTTTTGTTGAATTCTTATTTAAAGCCTTCTTCTTTGACTTCTTTTCTTCTAAATGACTCGACATAGTACCCCCTTGCTTTTTACGCAAGGAAGGTGGTTTAAAATGCGAAATTGAGGCATTCAGAAATAAAGATTGCTCCTCAAAACGGCAATTGCTCATTTGCCGCAACCTCACTCATGGAAGTGGGTGCCGCTTGAGCTAATTTAGCCATCCCATGCGGGTAATAAGCCCCTGCTTGTGATTGCACTGGTTGCCCTTTATGAACACTTTGTTGTGTTTGGATGCGATTTACACTATCGCGGATATAATCTAGCAGTTCTTGTTCATCATCTCGGCTATCGAGTTGCACGCATGGAATATATTTTTTATCACCCATTGCATCGGTGGTTGTGTAGTTGTTGGTGCAGAAAAAAGAACCGCTGCCGTCTTTTGTTTTCACATGTTTAAAATTAACAATAATTTTTCCATAAAGTTTTAATTTTGCAATGCCGAGCATGTATTGGTCTGTAGGTGTAGGGGTATATGATTTAAATTCAAAATTATTATTATTCATTGGTATTACCTAGGTTTTTTTTTGATGTTTCTTGTTTTTTTTCGAAATCTTTTATAGAGTTTTTAACGTTTTCTTGCAGTGATTTATATTCCTCTTCTGCTTGAGAAATGAAAGTCATTTTATGACTCCAAATCAAATCATGCAATTGTTTAGTAAGTGATTCATTCATAATTAAAATTTACATTTTATAAGGTTTAGAGAAAAGTTTTATATATAATCATAGCAGAATAAATTTCTGCGCTGTGGTTATACTGGATATCTACAATTTGAGTTTCTGGAATAACTTCAATAAATTTATTTATCATTTCTTGTAAATTCTCAGAGTATTCACTTTGAAATATTTCTACTTTCAATATCATTTTTTTTACTCCTCCCAGCAATCCGAGTTGATTTAATTTATCTAATTTTGTCATATCATTCTACCAATTAAGTCATTTAACCGCAAGGGTTTAATTGTTTTATTCTAATACGTCTACTTCGCTCATTTTACCATCAGGAAGGAGTTTCCATTGTTCAACATTTAAATATTTTGAATATTTATCTATGTCTTTATAATAATTACTTCCTGCTTCTTTCTGAGTACTTCTTGATTGAGTCCATTTTTCGCCGTCTATCGAAAAAGCCTTTTCGCATCTTCCTCCGAGTCTTGCTTCATTTAATATTTCATTTCTAAGAGCAGTGTTTATTTTAAAAGGTAAAATATCTAAATAAGCTATTAAATCAGCTTTTGGCAATGTAGATTTTATAAATTTGTATCTATCTTCAACCCTAAAAATCACATGGCTTGCATCATTTGAAAATCCAATTATTTTATATGTCATAAATTTCCCTTTTCATTTAATTGATTAGCTTTCATTTTCTTCTGTAATTCATCCAAAAAACCATCGAGCTTTGCTTCAGGAATAGAATTTTTTCGGACTAGATGAGTTAAATTAACCATTTCCAATACATTATAAACTTCTTTTCCAAATCGATCTGACTCATAAAATATTTTATTGTTATTGAAAACAACATGATCGCTCATGTCATATATCAAAATATCTTTTAACTTTAATTGGTCAAGATATGTGTTTTTAAACCTTTCAATTGTTTCTTTGTTGTTTTTACCCCTAGAGCTAAGTTCAACTTGCAGAGATTTGGAATTTTTGGGTTTGAATTTCTTTTGAATGGCTACGATTAAAAAACCCATAGTACTGGAAGGTGGACTTTTTTGTTCTTTGAGAACGCAAACAGCTCTTTTTACATCAATCTCGGAAAATTCAGAAGTCAAACGAACCTTTTCTTCATCTGAAAGAACCAAACCGACCAAACAACCGAAAATAGCAACCTCCGATACCGAAGGGGTAGGGGTTGGTTTGTTAGATTTCTTTTCTTTGTCTTTTTTGTTGTCTTTGTTCTTTTGTGGTTCGAGTTTGGTTCGAGTTTGGTTCGAGTTTGGTTCGAATGTTGGTTCTCTAGTGTTTAATATATCCTCTCTGACTATAGTTATGAGTGTTTTTCTATGGTTCGTTTTATGGTTCCAAAAACCGAGTTTTTGTAGTTTCAAAATAACTCTATACACTAATGATTCATCAATATCTTCTTCATCGCAAAGTTTGGTAAGTTCTGCTTTTGTCGTTAAAAATTGAAAGGGTTTAACAATTGTTAAGACTCCAAAATCATCTAAAATAATTTCTTTAAAAGCCATGTGGTGCATGACTGTCATGAAAACATGCCTATATTGATAAGAAAGAGATTTCCATAAAGGATCGCTTGTAAGTGATCTAGGAATGTTAAAGTGACCGTAATTAGACATAGCACCTCGCATAACTATTGAAGTTAATTACGCTGCGTGCTACAGTAGAGATAACCAAATCATCCGTGTAGCTACCAGCTATCAATTCGCTGCCTCGATTACCAGTCGGGGCAGCATCGCAGTTTATACCACACTCCCCTACTTTAACACCAGCAGAAACGCTTCTCTTGTTCGTCGTAGAATGCTTCTCGCATGTTAGGTAAAATTTGTATATGTATGTCATCGCATTCGGTGGAAATAAGAAAACCTTTTGTTTCCAGATATTGAAGCGGTATTTTGAATAGCCGATCATTATAATCTCTATCGTTAAATGTAAGGGGTGATTTTTTCAAATAATGGGCGATAGCAAGCTCTATCAGAACACTGCAGGGA